GGTGGGTACACTTGCTTTGATGATTATGAGATAAAACCAGAGACAGGTAAGTTAATTATATTCTCAAATTCTGTATATAAACATTCAGTCAGTAAGATTGAGGGTGGTGAGAGATTTGCTCTTAGTATATGGTATAACCAATGAAGAAAGTAATGTATGTTGAGGATGATTTTTTAAGTCCATCTTTATGTCAACCATTTATTGATCTTCATGAGAAGGAAAATGATTCCTTTTTAGAAACAGTAACCCATTCAAATTCTGGTGAGACTTTAAGTTATTCTCCTAAGATACCAGAACCAGATGGTGATTATGGTGCAATTTATTTGGGTGGAGATGTACGTCCTGTTGATATTAAATTAACAAAGGATGAACTCTTTAAAAATGCTATTAGTAATGTAACCAGTATTTGTAAGACATTTGTTAATGATATTCAATTAGATTATTGTGGTGTTATAAGATGGCCTAAGGGTACATTTATGAAACCTCATTATGATAAGTCTGAGATGTTTAGTCCCAATGTCCTTGCAGCATTTTTATATTTGAATGATAATTATATTGGTGGTCATACACAATTTGATACGGTAGATGAAGAAGTATGGTTTGATGTTAAACCAAAAACTGGTAAGTTATTAATATTCTCAAATCGAGAGTACCTTCATCATGTTAGTGAGGTTGAGTCTGGAACTCGTTACATACTGTCCTTCTGGTTTAATGCCAAGACTTGACACTAGTATCTAAGGACTATATAATGATACAGTAATCAATTGATTCTCAGTTTTGTCCATTGGTTACGAATTTTACAGAGGGAGTACAAAAGATCTCTAGGTGTACCACACAGATAGAAAGAGTGCCCTCTACCCTATAATTAAAACTGCAAATGAAATTAAAAATTACTTGGAAATATGTTTGGTATGAAAATCAAGTAGTTAGAATGTGTTTTATAAATGGGTATCCGTATACTTTTGAAGATCTATCTACAGAAGAGTGTACTGATAAGAAAGTTGCTCAAGAAGCAAATCATAATAAGGACAATAATATAACATATACTCAAGAACAGTTGTATGTTTTTTCTCGTTACCTTATGATGGAGCAAGCACATCCAGATCATTTTGATTTGGAAGATCAAATAGAAAACCCTAGAGAATTACCACTAGACTAATGAAAGAAACTAAATGGTCTGCCCAAATTTTACTTAATTCAAATAGATTAACTAAGGTAGAATTTGTATCACCTTCTAATTTGAGAGAAGATGCAGAGCAAACTTGTAAAGCATTGTATGGTGTATCAGATGTTCGCCAATTAACACGATTATGGAATTAACCGAAGAAAACGTAATGAAGGTTCTCGAAGACCTTATACCATACATCGAAGCAGATGGTGGATGGTTAGAGTTTGTAGAAATAGAAGAAGAAACAAACATTGTCAAAATAAGATTAGGTGGTGCATGCGAGTCATGTGCTATGAGTGCTATGACATTGAAACAGGGTATAGAGAAGAAAGTGATGATGGATATTCCTGATTGTGTTGGAGTTATTCAAGTATTATGATGTTACCAGGAACTACAGTGACAGTGAAGAATCCCACCTCCATATACTGTGGGTATGTTGGATTCATTCAGAGAATTAGTGGTACTAACGCAGCAGTTCTTTTTGATAACTATTCTCCTTGGGAGAAGATGGTTACGTTCCCAATCAAAGATCTAGAAGAGGGAGGCATAGGACCGAAATGATATTAGAAACATTTTTAATCCTAGCAGCACTACCCTTTGTAGGATTGACAATCTTCTTTGGAACCAAAGGAGGATACTATGACAGTGATGACTATACTGGTGATGGGTGTGCCCATGATGTAAAGAGATGAGGCAGTATCATTATGATGTAAAGCAATATCCTCTGGCAGGAATTGCTTTAAAAAGTGTTCAAAAATATTATCCTGATGTTAAGGATCTATCTTTACTTCACGAACATGTTCCCACCAAGAAGATAGGAGAGTTGGCAAAGATAATTGGTAAGGATTTGGCAGATGGATGTTTTTATGTAATTTTTGATGAATTAATAAAGGATCATATCTCGTTAGGTGAGATATTGGTACAGAGGTTTGGTAATATACGGATTAATATACCCAATCAAGATAAGGATGGAACTGTTTTACCATTTCATCAAGGTCAATGGGTCGGTAATGGTCTAGGTCTTAGAACTGTGTGGTTACCTTTTACTGATGCCTATGATAGTAACTCTCTGCAAATAGTAAACCTTATGGATAGTAGGGAAATTACTAATGCGTGTAAGGAGTGGGACTACCCTAGGCTTCAAGAGGAATGTCAGAAGTCCTGTGAACCAGTCAATATTAAGAAGGGTCAGTTTATATTGTTTACTCAGGAGCATATTCATGGTGCTGCTCCTAATAGAACTGGTAAAACTAGAATGAGTATTGATGTTAGACTTCTATTAAAAGATGGTCAACCTCATAGGAAATGGCCTGGTGCATACTTTAGGAAATTGGGTGATACCGACATTCATTCACGTAAGGTCGAGATTAAACACAATGATAATGTTGTAATGTATGCTGAGTATGAGGGATTTAAAACGAGATATATTGATTTGCACTTCCAAACTTTGACGGTTAAAGACTATTGTAATAGGATGTCTTATACATTCCCACATCAAACTGGTGATAATGAGGGTAGAAAGCATACTTATCTAGAGTATTTGATTCAAGAGGGTAATCTTGATCATATTATGATGTTTAGTATCTTTTCTTTACCTGATGACTATCATAGAAGAGACTATATTATGCGTTTGGCAGTCGCACTTAAAGTTAAGTTGCATTTTGCTAACGAAGAGTTTGTATTAGATAGTTGGGAGATGCTAGATAAGATAGAGTACTTAAGAAATTTCACTACAGATTGGAGCAACCCAGTATATGAGAGTTCAAATATGGCACTCCCCAGGCATGAATGAGTGGAGATGGTCCCTATATACTAAAAGATATTCCCCGAAGGGAGCATGCCACCAAGAGACTGGTAGTAGAAGAGAAATTCGAGAAGCAATGAATGACGTAGCAACTACGATTGAGCATTTGATCGAGTTACGTGAAAAGGGTGGTGATTCTGAGGGTATAAATATATAACATATAAAGATTTATCTCGTAAAATAAAATGGGTCTTAGTCGCTTAGATAATTTTCTGAAGAACAGTCGTGGAGATATTCTTTACGTTGATCCTTCAAGTATAGACTCAACCGATAGTATTGAGAACCAAGGTAACTCCTTAGTAAGACCCTTTAAGACAATTCAAAGGGCACTTATTGAGGCATCTAGATTTTCATATCAAAAGGGGTTGGACAATGATAGGTTCAGTAGAACCACTATCATAGTATATCCAGGTGAGCATGTCATAGACAACCGTCCAGGTTGGATACCTATTCATGATAATCCTCTGTCTGGTAATAACTGGATGACAAGGGGTGGATCTGGTTCTAATGGGTTGACAGAATTTACATTAGATACTAATTTTGATATTGATAGCGACGATAATGATCTTTATAAGATGAACTCTGTCTTCGGTGGAGTTATCATCCCCCGTGGTACTTCTATAGTTGGACGAGATCTTAGAAAGACCAAAGTCAGACCAAAGTTTGTTCCAAACCCAGAAGACGGAACAATTGATTCAACATGTTTGTTTAGGGTTACAGGTACTTGTTACTTTAACCAGTTTACATTCTTTGACGCAGATCCAAATTCTTTAATATTCCAAGATTATGGCAACAATAAGTTCGTACCTAATAAATCACATCACAAGCTTACATGCTTTGAATACGCTGATGGTGTTAATAGTGTTAAGTTTGCTGACTCTTACTTAAACTATAATACAACAAGAACTGATCTTGATATGTATTATCAGAAGATCGGTTTACTTTACGGATCTTCTAGTGGAAGAGAGATTACTCCTGACTTCCCTAATACTGGTGTAGATATTCAAGCAAAAATTGATGAACACCGTATTGTTGGATCACAGGGACAGAATATTGGTATTAGTAGTATCAAGGCAGGTGATGGTAATACATCATCTACTGAAATTACAGTTGATATTACTGAAGGAATTAAAGGACTTGATGTTGATACTCCAATCAGGATCGAAGGAGTTCCTGTTGGTGGATATAACGGATCATTTGTTATTAATAAGGTAGAGAGTGATAGTAGAATCAAATATAATGTATCCTCTGCCCCTGCAAACGCACTTCCTAACATTGTAAGCGGATCTCCAACACTTAATATTGTTGTTGATACTGTTACTTCTGCTTCTCCATATATCTTTAACTGTTCATTAAGATCAGTTTATGGTATGTGTGGACTCCATGCTGATGGATCAAAGGCAGATGGATTCAAATCTATGGTTGTTGCTCAGTTCACTGGTATAGGACTACAGAAAGATGACAACGCATTTGTTAAGTACAACGCTACGTCTGGCGTTTACGAGGACTCTACTGCTGTATCTAATTTACATACAGATTCAAGAGCACTCTACAAACCAGCCTACACTAACTTCCATATTAAAGCATCCAATGATGCGTTTTTACAATTAGTATCTACGTTTGGTATTGGTTATGCTAATCACTTTGTAGCAGAGAGTGGTGGTGACCATTCTATTACAAACTCCAACTCTAACTTTGGTTCGAGAGCAATTGTTTGTAGAGGATTTAGGGCAGATGCCTTCCCAAGAGATGATACTGGATATATTACACACTTCATTCCTCCACAGAAGATTAGTGGTAAGGATATAGGTATAGAATTTTTACCCGTTGATGTTGATAAGACTGTTAGTGTTGCTAACTCATCGAGATTATACTTATATAATAAATTTAACTCTGCTGAACCACCAAATACAGTACTAGAAGGTTATAGACTTGGTGCTGCAAAGAATGATGATCTAAAAGCAATCTTTAATATTAATGGTACTCCAGTTACTAAGAAGTCTAGGATAATTCTTCCTGAGACTCAGGGTACTGGTGCAAAAGAAGTAAGTTCCATTAAGACAACTACTGTTGGTAGGAATAATATTGGTATTAACAGTATTACTTCTAATATCTTTACTTTAACTGATAGTCACCAGTTTATTAATGGTGAATCTGTCAGAGTAATGAGTGATGATGGTGAACTTCCAGATGGTATAGACCATAACACAGTTTACTATGCAATTACCTCTGGTATTAATAGTGACCAAGTTAAATTAGCACAGACATTAAATGATACTATTAGTTTAGCACCTGTATCTGTTAATAGTAAGGGTGGTATTTTAAGTATTGAGTCTAGAGTATCAGATAAAGGATCAGGTGATATTGGTCACCCAGTTCAATATGATTATTCTATTGGTCAGTGGTATGTTAATGTAAGTACTACTACTAACGAGATTTATGATTCTGTTGTAGGTTTAGGAACATCAACTTTAGGTAGTGCATCTCCACGAACATTCATAAGTAGAAAACCTGATGCTAGATCTCTAGATGATAGAATCTATAAGGTAAGATATGTTGTACCTAAAGATTCTACTGTATTATCTAAACCACCAAGCGATTCATTTGTTATTCAGGAATCTAGTTCTACTGTTGGAGTAACTGATGCTGAAGTACTTAAGTATAATAGTATTGATCCAGTCCAGATTAGTAATACTTCTGAATTAAGAAACCCAAGATTTATCTCGAACGCAGTTTGGGATGCTGGTATTGGAACAGTTGGTGTTGCAACCTTTACCTCAGAAGTTCCTCATGAACTATCTGTTGGATCTAAAGTTGCTATTACTAATATAGTATCTGGTCTTAACACAACTGGACTAGGTAATACTGGATATAACGGTCAATATACTGTAACAGGTAGAACTTCTAGAAGAGAGTTTACTGTTGGTATTAAAACAGATCCAGGTGTATTCCAGAATAATACATCTCAAAGAAATACAAATCTTCCAAGATATACTAGAACTGAATTTAATAACACCTTATACCTTTATAAGAA